TAAAGATAGGTGGATACCAATCTTCACTCAAACGTCCTGCGTTTAGTAGTACTAGTCCTGGACGTAGTGGTAATACTGTACTGTCAAAGTGTGCAAAACTGTAATACTTTTCTGCTACGTGGATACGATAACCTTTTGGCTCTAGTATAGTTTTTAGCCACTCAAAGCCAAGTTGGTTGCCACTATTGCTAACTTGGCAGAGAAGATCGCGACCAAGACGAACGATATTAGGAGCATCAAAAATAATTTCTTTGTTAACAAGGGTTGCTTCACTGCGATCCTCCAGTTGATAGTTATCGTCTGTTAGAATAGGTTTAGGAGCATTTATCCACTGTGTACCTTCTTTCATCCAACGATATAAGTGTTTGTAATATGCTCTAGTTTCAAAATATCTTGCCCGCATTGGGCTAGGACATTCAATAATCATATTGTCCAACGGTAACAGCAAATCTCTTGGACAGAATGTATACCAGCCGGTTGTTTCCCACTCTGGTGTGCTAAACTTTTGATTATGATCCACAGGATCAGGACGCATAACCTTAACGCCCAATCCTTTTAAGCAATCTTCTAACCCTTGCAAGTCTTCATTTGCTTCATCTACAATCCATTGTGCAATAGGTTGTCCATCAAAGTGCTTGATATCTTCGTATTGTTCGCCACCGTAAATAAAACTGTGTGTACTTTTATTCATAGTAGGATGTACACAGTTATCTGCTGTGCCGATAATAATTTCTTCTAATGGATCCCAATCGTTGTTACTTTGTACTGGCAATATCTAGTCCTTTGATATATTGTTTGTGGAAACTTAATCTGTTTGTTTTTCCGCCTCTATTATACTGCGGAAACTTGTTATTATAATCTATACCAAACAGCACAGTCTTACTCACACATACTCCTATATTATTACAGAAATCTGCTTGTTTGTCAACATATTTGTTTGGTATATAATCTGGTGTAAAGTTTTTGAAATATTCTAATCCTAGCAATGCACCTATTTTGTTGTTGTAGTTGATTTTATGATACACAAACATTGTGTCATCGTCGTCTACTTTTGTGTAACGTATACCTATACGTGCATATGCTAAAGGAAATGTTTTGCTTAAACTAAATGTAACATCGGTTATACACGGGTATGCTAGGTCAATGTGTATGTGCCTACAAGCGCCATAGTATGCACAATCCACTAGCACAGGCACGCCTAGTTCGCTGCACTCACGCATTAAATCGTGATATTTGTCGTGCTTGTCACCTGTGTCTGCAAATGGCAAACTAATAACAACTGCATCTGCTTTGTGTAGTTTTTCATCTTCTAGATATGCCCAAACAAACTTGTCTCTCCACGCAAGTTTGTGATACATATATTCACCTTTGAAGCAGCGGAATCTACGCTTTGCGTTGCGCATATAAAACTTGTCAAATGCTTCTGTAGTACCGTTACTGTAACACTTGTATCCAAAGTCTTCTAATCCAGTAAACACATTAAGTGTACCTGATTTAATCCAAGTGTCATACTCGTATAAAAATTCATCAATAATACTATCGCTATTGAGATCTGTAAAACTATAATGTTTTCTCAATAGTTTCATAGTCTCCGGATCTTGTATAGCAAATGCACTACCAAAATCCATTGAACGTTTGTCATTGGGAATATCTGTCATCTTCATCCAAGAAAGTTATTTGACTTATAACAATATCACTAGGACCAAAGTTTGCCATACCGTGCCAGGTGTCACCTTTCCAAGTGTAGGTATCTCCTGCAACCCAGCCTGTGTAAACTTCGTCACCGACTTGCAAAACTTGTCCTCTGTCCCAGTCGTTCATCATTACAACAGTTCTGCATACATTATGAGCTTTGTCTTCGCTTATCTGATTATATTTTACAAATGTTGCGTATGTATCAAAGTGCCACATCAAACTACAACCTGGTGTCAGTTTTAAGAAGTTGTAGTTAAAATGCATATGTGCATAAGGTGCAATAATGCTTGCCAGTCCTTTTGTGAGTTCAGGACGTATGCTCATATAATGTAGGCTACCTTCTTTAGGTACCTTCCATTCTTTGTACATTGCTTCTAAGGCTTTTTTGTTTTTTGTAGCAAATGTATCCCACGAACTATCTTCTGGGATTTCATCTGTCATGTATGTTGCTTCCCACGGTAGTGTAAGTAAGTCGTTTTTAGTCCAGGTAACTTCTTCTACTGAACTTTCATCTGCACCGTGTTCTCTCCAATTTTCATAACTTCGCATGTCCATCATGCTTCTCCTTGTAAGTGTGCCTGTATGTATGTTTTGTTTGGTATATCATATGTATCCAATATTTTTTCTAGTTTTATTTTGTCACACTGCTCTAAGTTTATTATATCTAGTTTTTTTGGAAATGTCAAGATATTTGTTGTCCAGCAAGCATAGTTTTTTGTAAACTCTGCAAGTTCTGGTAGTCCATGCCAATTATTTTTATGAATAGTTGTGTGTATTGTGTAGTCAAATGTATCTCTTATTTCGTCTAATGTCTTTACTACTCTGCTCCAAACACTACCGCCCCGCACAGCTTCGTTTAAAGTACCTACACCGTCAATGCTTACAGTGAAGTGCACTCTTTTGCATTGCGACAACAGTTGGTAATCTTCTTCGTGTAGTTTATGCATACCGTTTGTAAAGTATTCTACTTCAAGATCTTGCAAGGTATCAAATGACTCCAAAAAGCGCCTATGCCTATTGGTCATAAGTGGCTCACCGCCTAAAAATACAACCTTGTTTACAGTGCTAGGAATGTTTGTAAACTCTTCTGTGCTGGTAATACCTTGTTTGTGTGGCAAGTTGGGATTCTTCTTTGCCCACCAAGCACTGCTCCATTCTTCCCAACAGCCGTCACAGGTTAAATCACAAATGTTGTCAAAACCTACTTCGAGATATTTAAGTTCGACTTTTTTTGTGTTGTATTCTTTGTTAAATCTTTGTCGTAAACTTTCTTTGCCTAGTATTTCTTCGTGCATACACTTGGCACAGTTCGGATCATTTATACTCCAGTTTTCTCTCAACTGCTTGTATTCTTTGCTGTGTAATATAGTATCTATATCACCATCAAAAGTTTGTATAGGTTGCTTATAACGGCAGCAAGGGTAAACACGATTGCCTCCCCTTACATTAGTGTGATTGTACAGTGCTGCGCATTTAGAATGGCAGTTGTTCATCATCCTCTTGCTTGCCTTTCCAATCTTGATGCACCATAGCATAGATTGTTTTAAACTTTTCATATGCTTGCTTTAGTGCCGGATAGTCATTGCACATATCTTCCACTTTAGCAACACTTGGCATATGATCTTCAAACTCTAGCGGTTCGTTTAGTGTAATAGTTAACTCATCCATTGATGTCAAATCTGCAAAACTAGTATCGACCGTGCTAGTTGTTATGCTACTTACATCAATAGTATGCCCATAATAACCATTAATGTCCAATGTAACATCATTTGAGATTGTAATATAATCGTCTGTGGGTTTTACTACCATTCCTGATTCGTCCATGGAATCTAATATAAAGTAGTCAGATGTTTCTGCTGATTTCGAGCTTGTATTGGTCAAGACACATATCCTCTATAGTTTTTGTAAGTGTAACAAAGTTGCTCAACTCGTCAACTACACTTGCTACTGCATCACCTGCTCTGCGAGGTGCTACAACTCTATTTAACTTCTTTCCAGTAACAGCTTCCATAGTATCTAACACTTCCAGTACACTAAACCCTGTGTTACTGCCTAAACATTCATAGTCTGTGTTTGCTGGACCAGACTCTACTGCTTTTACTATAGCACCAGCAAGATCACAAATGTGTATATAATCGCGAATACAAGTGCCGTCCCTAGTATCATAGTCATTGCCAAAGATCTTAATATCGGGGATCTTGCCAGCAGCCACCATAGCAGCAACACGAATAAGATGGGTAGGAGCACCCAACTGGCGGTTATGACCATCAGTGCCACTGACATTAAAAAAGCGAAAAATAGTATGTCCATTGGCTTTTTCCTTTATTACGTCTTCTGCTGCAACTTTGCTTCGTGCATATGGTGAAGCCATCTCCCAAGCACTGCTGGTACTTGCAAATAATATGTGATCAGTGTCTACACGGTCCAATAGGTTTGCAGTGCCCATTGTGTTAACACGATAGTATTCTGTAGGCTCTAACAAACTCTGTGGTACAACACTGCGTCCTGCTAGGTGTACGACAGCATCAAAGTCTCCATGTACAAACTTGGTAATATCATAAGAAGAATAATGGTCACAGTATGCCATGATGTCATTGTATTCGCCGTGAATGTTGATATCCCAAGCAGTAACATGATGTCCGTGTTCTTTTAATAACTTACAAACATGACTACCTATATAGCCAGTTGCACCTGTGACCAGTACTCTCAATATTTTGTCTCCGCAACATAATCACGATATCTATTGCTATTTCTACGCCATTGTTCGCCATTACCTTGCATGATGTCAATATAACGATCAATAGTTGCACTAGTCCAATCGCTGATTTTACCAATATCCTTATGCGGTGAATTTAGTAACGGTGTTAACTTGTTCATTGCATCATCAATACTCCAAGGAATATACATGCGTGTATAATCATTAGCAAAGATTTCTGGAAAACTGCGATATGCTGGAAACAGTACATTGCATCCTAGTGCATCTGCTTCGCTCACGGTGTTACTTGTCCAATCTTGCAAAGCACAGTTAAACAAAACTTTACTGTGATTTAAAATACTGTAGTAATCATTTTTCTTAAGATTTTCATAAATCTTTAGTTGACCACGTTCTTCCATCTTACGAGCACGATCAATGTATTTTTGATTGTTGCTGCGTAGTGGTCCGCCTTGTAGAATAGCAAACTCAACTTCTTGTGTACCCGGTGTACCATACCATTCTTCAATCATGTCCATAAAGAAGTCTGGTTGCTTTTCTTGATCAAACCTTGCTGCAAATACAACACGATTATCACGCTTTTCCCAAGTGTTGATTTCTCCAACACGTAGAGCAACTTCTGTTTTATCAAATGCAAGTCCGCTAATGTTGTAGATAGGAGCCTTCCAGTTTGCAATCTTCATGTGTGCAACCATTTCTTCATTACTCGCTAATACGCCAGTAACAAACTCGTTGCACATTTCTTCATACAAACTCATCCATTTGCCCATACCCCAAACGTGTACAAAGTCATCTGGATCAACTGCCTGTGCTAAACAACGAATCCAAACTTGTGGGCGTTGTTCAGTTGGAATCTGATCCATAATATATGGCAACGATTCCATACCAGGCTGGAACATATCTTCAAAGAAAATAACATCTTCACCTGTAACTTCACCGTTACGCATCATTTGTACCAAGTTCATCATTTGCGACATGGCAAAGTAAGAACGGCCATGTGCGTCTAACACTTGGCCTACTTGAATAGCTTTTGTATTGTCAATAGTTGTGCCAGGAACATTTACCCAGTCAATGCCACGACGTTGAAAAGCTCTACGTGACCAATCTTCTAACTGTAGTGTGTACCTGCCTTCATAGGGCTCTAAGCCCATATAAAACAGTTTACGCATTATCGACGTCCTTTGACACGTGCCTTTGCACGTAACCATCCTTGATATTTTTGATACGCCTGCCATACAGGAGCATCCTTTTTATACAAGTCTGCTTCATTAAAAACTTTACCTTCAAAACGACAGTAGTCGCGGAAAGCATCTAAATCATTAAAAACTTTATTTACTACCGGATTCTTGATAGTCATTATACCTTTTTCCTTATGCTGGGTATACAATTTGACAGCCGTTTTCGCCATCTTCGGCGACATCAATAACAACAAACCGGCCGGGATATTTGCTGTTAATCTGTGTGTACAAGTCATCTGCAATCATTTCACAGCTCTTGTAATCTAGTTGCAGGATATCACCTGCATACAGTGATTCTAACCAACGCTTGAACTGAATAAACTCAATATCGCGATCGTTGTGTGTAACTTGGATCTGCACTTTGAAATGGAACATATGGCGATGCGGATAACCTAAGAAACTTACGTCATACTCGTCACCTGTTGCCAGTGCTGGATCTTCTAGTGCTGCTGGATATTTGTGGATACCTTCTTTTGTAAAAGTTACCCAAATACTTCGTTTTGCATTTTCTAATGCGTTTGTCAATTTAGCGTCCTCTTCTCTGTTGCGCCGTTTCATATATTCATAATAACGTTCTTGTGCCATATAGTCAACCAATAACTGTATCTGTGGTGTATTTAGACCAATCGGTAAATGTATCTCTTGTTTTTAGATCATGTACCTTATGAACCCATACACCTGGATTGGTACTATCAAAGTCTTTATCATCTATTTTTACACAGGCATTATAACCTAGTAGATCAATGTAAGGCATTTTTACACTAATCATTGGAATAAAGCGATTGTATTCTGTATAGCCACATTCTAGCACCCATTCAATGTCTTGCACAGGAAAATCCAGTGTGACCCAGTAGCCTTCTTTCAGTAGTGGAAATACCATTTCATCCCATGCTTCGTCTTTGCTCCAACTCATGTTAGCGCCGAGATAAATGTGCTTGCATCCTTGCTCTTCAGCAGTGTGCATAATATCATCTACATTTTGAACACCTACTACAAACAATGTTTTTTTGCCATATTGCGGAGTATGTTCTACTTCTGTACCTACAAAAATAGTTACATCTTTGATGTTGTCACCTTGATCGTATGCTCGTTCCATATTAAGCCTTTTTAGTTTGTGATTTTTCGTTCCACAAGTCCCAACGTTTTTTGTAATATTCGTTGATTTGTTCTAGTGGATATTGCTTGTCTTCCATTGTGGCAATGATTTTGTTTATATCTTCGATTGCCATATCTAATGTTTCTAATCTTAACTGTTTTTCTTCAGGACTCATTATCTAGTTTTCTCTTTATTCGATGCATTTCGTCTTTGAGCCAAAGTTTTTGAGTTTTCATAACCCTAACTTCGTCAGTGATTGTTTGATTTTTATACTCTGCTTCTAAGTATTTGTCAATATTTCTATGACGGCGTTGTAATTCTTCAAAATGAGCTTGTAGTTTATCAGGATTTTCACTCATTTAAATCTCCTCAAATAGTTCTCCAAACTTGGTGCTGGCATTTACTGTCTTTTTGCCAACATTTAGTCTAGTTCCAATAACCTGCATCCAAAACTTTGAATACTTTTCAATCAAGTCCAAACTCTTTTGTCTATCTTTGAGACTGAAAATCTCATCAACAATGTTTTTGAACTCAATGCGATCAAATCTTTCGTCAATCAGCATGTAAGGATACTCACCTGTGTCATAGCGTTCGTTTGCTCGCTGTGTGCTTTCAATATGCATCCATACATTGTGACTCATTTGCAGCGCATAACTGAATGAATCCCAAGAAGTTTTACCTTCTTTGCCGATCTTGTTCAAGTCGCCTGGTTTGTAGATGCAAATATCACTGATATTACAATGTTTGCTAATAGGCGAGTCTTCAAAGGCTTTGAGAATACCATCTTGTTCTACAGCATCTTTGAATGTTCTGCTGTCTGTAGCATACTTTTTATCGTCAGCACCTGGAGACATCATGTAACTCCATTTGCCACGATCTTCGATTCTAATGCTGTGATAAATCTGGCCATTTGCAGTAGCAAGAAATGGTGATGCACAGTCATATGTAATCATAAAGTTCTTGTTGTGATACTTGCGCACTGCTCTTTGAATGTCTGTAAGCAACACAGCCCATTCCAGTTTGCTTGTGCCCAAGAAGTGCATTACATCATGCACACCTTCTTCTAATAGTCCGTCATGTATCTGATGCACAAGGCGTCTTAAGATAAGATGCACATCACACATGTTCTGTCCACCCATAGCCCAGCCATTAAAGTGTGTGTCTGGATACTTTGTAGGGTCACAATAGTCTTTAAACTCGTTATACCAGTTGTCTGCATCGGCGTGATTGCTGCCTTGTAAAACATTTAGTACTTTAAAGTTACCACGGCGGTTAGCCATGTAGTATTTTGCATTAATATGTGTAGCATCTACAGCATCTTGATAGCTGTGAATGTTTGCAGCTTTTGCTGCTTTAGGATCTTGGAATGTCCAAGTTGGAATATCCAACATCATTCCATAGTCCATGTATTCTTCCATCCAGTTTACAACCAGCTCTCGTTTTTTAAGTGCTTTTGGACAGTTTGGATCAGTCCAATCACCTTCCCAAAGTCCTTTTGCAATCTGGAAACCACCCGAGTCACCCAGCAACCAACTGTTGTCTCTGTCACGATTGCGAACCATGTCTTCTTTGGGCGAATGCTTGTTTACATCCAGCTCGGCATGTCCAGCTGAATAGAGCGCCCACTTGTAATGGAACGCTCCTTTGTCTGGATTCAAAAAGTTAAGAGCTTCTACTTCGCCAATACCTGCTGGAACACGCTTTGGATCAACATATTCTTCGTATCTTTGCTTGCCTACAAAAGTGCCATAGAATCCACTGATGCTTGGCAAAAATACAGCATAATCATTTTGTGTTTCAGTAAGGTTTTTCTTCATTATTTCTGTTGCGCTGGTAGGATATAATCGTATTTTGCCATGCCGCTGTCTACTGTGATTTTCATAGCGCCTTGGTCTGTGATGCTCATTGTTTTATCACCATCCAAGTTCAAGATAGCAATAGTTTGTGCCACTGGCCATGCCCAAGTGTGTGTTAGGTTGCCTGTGATATCGTGTTGGAATGTAAACGAACCTGCATGTGTTGCTTCATCACCAAAGTAAAAGTTTAGATTACCATCTTCTGTTTTTACTTGGAACACAGTTTCTTCACTGTGCGCACCTGCCATTAGCTTCATTCTAGCAATAGCAGCCATACTGGGTTCAATCTCTACTTCCCAACTGTTGCCTTTGAACTTAACCGATTTCAACTTTTCTTCAATAATTGCTTTATTCATAAAGCGATAGTCATTTTGGAAATCACCGCCTGCATTTTCAAAGTGAATGTGTGTTGGAATAACTTCACCGTTGCGATCTGCTTGTACAACTGCAATACTTGCATTCTCTTTGTACTCTGGATTCTTCAAATGGTAGTCAAGTTTGCCTAAATCTGGCATACCAAATGTACCTGTAAACTCTGTAACTGGTGAATGTGTTGTTGCATTCATAATCACACTGCGATCGTCTGCCATACTTTCGATTGCAGTATCTGTTTCTGCTGTGACTTTTAGTGTAGTAATAAAGCCAAGTCTATGTGTATGGCTTACAATGTCTTGTAGAATGTCTTGCATTTTTATCTCCGTTTTGTTTAGTATAAAGCCTTTAGCCTTTTCTGTCAAGCCTAATCTCTGTGTTATAATCTACTGCTGCTTGTAGTGTATTTAGATTAATATTTTTTTCTGCTGCCATTTTTAATAGCGCACTTGTGTCTTTTGGAAAACAAAAGCCTCCCCAGCCTCTTGTGCCTTCTTCTGGCCAAACATAACTGTGACTTTCGCCTATGCGATTGTCTGCGGTTACACCTTTGTGTACCTGATCAAAGTTTATTCCATATGCTTTACAAAAGTCATATATTTCATTAAAGAAACTTACTTTAGTAGCAAGGAAAGCGTTGCGGAAATATTTAATAGCAATAGCCTCTTCCGGATCTACAATATAGATTTTTATGTTGGGCCAGTTGTATGCATATTGATCTCGCCAGTATTCTGTGTCACCGCTTAGTATGACACTGTCTAGGTCTTTTACATCATTCATAAAGTTTGCTGCTCGCAAAAACTCTGGGCTAAAACATAGCCTATGTTGTGGAAATCTAGTTTTTAGTTCTTGCCAACCTTGTAAACTGATTGTACTTTTGATTAACACAGGTGTTGTTTCTTTGATTTTACTCACAACATCATAAACAGCACTCATATCACAAGTGCCATCCTCTGACTGTGGAGTAGAAACACAAACAACTATTGCGCTGGTGTTTTGCAAGTCTGCTTCCATACCTTTAGGAGGATCGTAAATAACTATTTCTCTTCTACGATCTTTGAATAGTAGTTCGTGTGCTTTGCCTACAAATCCATATCCTGCAATAATCATGCTGCTATCTTTGCCTCTTGAAAGTATTGTAATCTTTCCATCGTGTCACGCCAATCTTTTACGTTATAGCAGCGTTGTTTATTGAGTTTTGCTGCTAGTGGCCAATCGTTGCCACCTGGTTCCATACGATCACCAAAGAAAAAGATTTTGTCGTTTTTGTTGAAATCTTCTAGTATTTGACTTTTGTCTCCGCCTTTGCGATAAATGTCAATACCTGTTTCGCCTCCAACTGCTGCTGTAATCTCTGGAAACTCACTGTTGATTTGAAAAGCAATACTTTCTCGCTCTCTGTTTTCGATATCGTGCTTTACATAAAGTTTGCGCTCGCCAAGTGTACAGTTACGACCAACAATGCTGAAGTTGATAGTACCTGTGCGCTCTTCAATATGATTACCTGTGCGTAGTGGAAATGGACTACCTTGCAACCAGCCATTCATTAGATCATACAGTTCTGTTGGTGCAGTAAATGGTTTACTGTTTACACGCTTACCTTTGAACCATACATCGTTACCTGAACAGTTGTAAACAGTAACAACCGATTCACAAATGTCGGCACCTAGTTGTTCTACAGTTTTAGGGTAATCACTGCCTGTAACCAGCCAAACTTTGTTATCTTGAATAAAGTTTTTAAAAAACTTTTTAAACTCAGGATTAATCTTTTGTCTACTCGGAGTTAGTGTTCCGTCCACATCAAAAATAAATTTATTCATTCGGGTCCTCGCAGAACGCTATTTCTTCTTGTGTAAATTCCATAGATACTTCACGCCAAGCATCTTGGCATTCGTACCAATGTTCATACTCTGCATATCGAGTGTATTTAGGTTCTGCGCTACCAATAACGCTACTTACGATCCAAAGTGTCCACATTGTTCTTTGCCTTTGCTAGTTCATTAAACCGATCTGCTGTCTGACGTAGTTCTGCTCCGTGAGTAGGATCACGTTGTTCTAAATCTCTTGCCATATTGTGTAGCAAGATTACCATATCTTTATCAGTTAGTGCTTTTCTTCCTTCAGGTAGTGACATTTGTTTCCCTTTCGCATACTCGCCTTCTTAAATCGCTGCTTGAGAAGCGGTGATCTCTTTTGTTGAAATGTAGCTGGATACCCCGCTTCTTGCAAATATCCTTGCCAGTAAAATCCTTTTCACGATACTCTTCACCTAGTATTCTAACATCAATATGATACATTGTCAAGATATCTTCTAGGTCTTGTTCGGTGCCATATGGGATTATTTCATCCACATACGAAACACCTTTTAGTTGAGTATAGCGTTCAACAATGGTTTGCACTGGTGCATTCTTTTCTGATCTATCTACACTTGGATCCATTTGCAATCCACAGATGAGATAATCGCATTGCTCTTTTGCTTCACGCAACATTTGAATATGTCCTGCATGTAGCAGATCAAATGTTGAACAAGTAAATCCTACTTTCATTAATCACCCCATTCAAATAATGTGTTAAATGTGTTATTTTGTTTTGTGCTTTCTAAATCATAGTTAAGCACGCCAATCAAGTTATCAAGTTTGTTGTCAATAATGACTTCTTCCATAGCATCGCCATCAAACGGGAGTTCTTTAAACCATTCTGGCAAACGCAGTTCGTCTGTTGGATAAGCAACACTAGTATATTGTAACGGATTCTGTTTTAGTTTGCAAACAATAACTTTCATGCCATCTACGATGTCTTGTGAATACTTATCGCCATTCATACGTTTTAGTGTGTTCCAGTTGATACTTGCTCTTACGTGTCCGGGCATGTTTGCTTTGCCTTGCTTTTCTTCAAGACGCTGATAGTGTCCAATCTTGTTTGCACGTTTTGGCGAACCCTTTTCAAAGCCCGGACGCTCTTTGAACTCACGTCTAAACTCTGTAATGCTATCGAGTATTTCTTTCTCGTCTTTAAGTGCAAGTACCATATCAAGTAGAGTTTTCAAATAGTCTTGCATAAACACTGGAGTATCACTACGCTTCAAGTCCAGGCCCATAGCTTTAACTTTACCCAACTTACCGTCTTTGTCAGTACGATTGCCTTCTAGATCATACACACGCACTGCGTAACGCTTCTTTGTAATAAACAATCCTGTATCTGCAACAACTTCTCTACCTGCTGCAATAACTTCACTACGTGGACGTGGACAATGGAATGCTCTTGCCATAAAGTCTGGAAACGTTGTATTTGCTTGTTCGCACAACTGATCATACAGTGTAATCACATTGTCTTTACCCCAAGGAATATCACCCGCTTTGATCTCATTTTTTAGAACAGGATACGCACTGAAGTAAACCGAGTCTGTATCGCCGTAAATAATAGCTTTACCAACATGGTCATATTCGCCTGTGATAATCTTGTTAACTTCCGCAGCCATGTGTTTTGCAATCTGTCTACCAGTTAGTGTAGTGGATTGTCCAATACGTTTATCAAAGAATCTACACCCTGGATTCAAAATAGCACCATACAAGCTGTTCAAGTTAATCTTTTTAACAAGTTGTCTTTTGTCCCAAAACGCAATCTCTGTGTCGTTTCCTGCGTCAATAGCTTTGCGCATTTTGGCTTGTAGTTCTTTGCGTTCAGCATACCACCTTTTTAGCAGTCCTGGAATAACACCTTCTACTTCTGTTGTAAAGATAGTGCCGTTAGCACTTAGCATCCAAGGTTGGTTGCTGTCAAAAATAAGTTTGTAAATCTCTGCACCACTTAACACGTGACTACTACCATCTTCCAAGTCTAGTGTTAGTGCAACATCTTTGCGCTGTTCCATTACAGCATCATATTCTAGTGTTGCAAATTTACCTTCCCAAGCACCTGCAAATGACTTCTTTTGCAATGTCATTGCATCGTGCAAAAACGCATCTGTTAAGTCTGGACGTATTTGTCCTACAATAGTTTCTGGTGCCATATTCATTGCACGAATAATACTTGGATATAGACTGTTCAAGTCCATTGATCCAATCCATTCATGCACGCCTTTCTTTGGAAACGCAACATAAGCACCTGCTGCTGCTGTGTTGCCTTCATGATTCACTCTGTTAGGCACCTGCATACCACGTCTGTGTGCTTCATTAACAATCGCCTGTTCTGTAACTGCAACTGCGCCTGCTGTTGTTTGTAGTAGCACTGTGTTGTCGTGTGCAATCTCATTTGCAAGATCAATAAAACGCAGTTTCTTGTCCAGTTTGTCAAGCAATGCAACGTCTTGTCTGTTGTATTCAATAAACTTTTCAAAGTCGTTGTTGTAAAGTTGATCAAGTGTGCCTTCATACACAGTTTTGTTTTCGCCAACTTCCATTTCACCAATAGCATCTAGTCTATATGTGTGACGTTCTTCGTAAGTGTACTTGCGATACAAGTTGAGATAGTCCATATGTACTCTGCCAATAGTGTCATATGTTTCACTCATCTTGCCAAACTTTTCATATTCTCTACGCTTGGGCAACTGTCCCCACAAACAAAAACGTCTTGTGTCATCCTTGCTTAACACACGTTGTATTCTGTTGATAGTGTATGGAACATCATAACCTTCGCTGTTCCAACCACTGTGGATATCTGCATCCTCAATCAAGTCAAGGAATGCTTCCAGCATATCACCTTCGCCTTCTTTGCTGTTTGGAAACAGTATACACTGCTCGCCCCAACGTTCTCTGCACATTGCTGCTGCTTCTTCAAATGGCAAACCTTTTGGCGGCATTGCAACTGTAATCAACATATCCAGCCATTGCAAATGCACTGTAATAGCAGTGATTGGCATAAACGGATCTTCTACTGGAGCAAAACCTCTGTCTGGATCAAAGTCAGTCTCGATATCCCAAAACGCCACATTCAACTTTGGTGCATCTTGGTTAAGATAGTTTTCACTCAAACATTGGAATATTGGATTTACGTCAGACTCAAACATTTTCTTGCCTTTGTTGATAGCAAGTTCCTTGCGAAAGTCTTTTGTATTCTTGCATACTACACGTTGAAGTTGGTCTCCAAAAATACTTTTGTATTTGCCACGTGGATCTTCATAGTAGAATGTGTATTTTGCTTGATATTCATTATATAGACGCTTGCCTTCCTTGCGTTCTACACAACGAATGATGTCAGCGTCTCTGTCAAAAAATGCATCTACATATGGCATGGACTCTCCTAATAAAACTTATTTTAACACAGTTACACATATTTGTCTACAAATGTTTTAGCATAGAAAATATCATCTCTGTGCTTTTTTGCATATGGTAAAAACCTGTGCTCATTGCTGAACAATATGTCTGGAAGTTCCATATTTTGTATTTTTTTAAAAATAATCTCTTGATTTTTAAATGCTCTTTCTTCAAGTCGTTTTTGCAGTGCCCAAGTGTTATTTAGATTTTTTATTTGATCAACTAATGCATCAATTCTTTGTTCTATTGTGGGTAATGCATCAAAACTATAATCAAAAACATCATCATATAATAAAAATCCAGCATCCTGCAGATATTTGTGTTGATGCTGACATCCTACTAGTACAAATGGTTGTGCTTGAAATAGACAACTATATGTTTTTTCGCTTAGATATTTTGTGTTATGTGTTGGAACATCAAAATAGCTCTCAGTTACTATGTTAAATACAGTTGCGTTCCATGTCTTATGCGGTGGCGGAGGATTGTCCCAATAATCATAAACTAATCTGTCTTCGTATTCTTCATAATCAAACCATTTATATATTTGATCTTGCCATTTACGATGCAGTGTTTTATTTTTTATGTCATTTAAATATTTTGCATACAAGTTATCGTCGTCATCGCCTTGTTTTGCTTGCCAATAACTGATATATCCATCTTTAAACAAGTCTGCATCCCATAGTTTATCTAAAAGGTAATCTCTATGATATCCCAAACTTAGATTTTGACAACAAAAAAACTTTTCAATATTTTTTTCATACTTTAAAGGTTGTATACCTGTAAGCATCATATAGCCCGGAAACTCTTCGTGGATATCTTCTTTATCGGTGTAAGGATCCAAATGAGTGCAATGCAGTTTGAATGTGTAGTTTTCAACAAAATCAGTGAAAGTATCATTGTCAACAAGTTCTATGATATCGTCTTTACTGTAACCTTCTTCCATATAGTTAAGAACATTAACTTCGTTGTTTGTGTAACATAGTTTTACAATATCTGCTTCTAGTTCTTGATTTTGGTCTAACCCTACAACAACTTTATCTGTCATATGCTGTAACCTGTAGTGTATATCTGTGTTCAATACCCATGTTGTACGCTGCGTGTGGTGTGCTGCCTTTCCATCCAATAACATCGCCCCGTTTCCAGTCTGCAAAAACAGTTTTTTCAATCTGAAACATGTGTCCTAGTTTTGCATCTTCCAAAAACACAATGTATCGTGTGATTTGATCAACATCTTTAATATCATGCATTACCATAAACTTGGCATACATGTCTTTGTGGACGGGCAAAATGTTTGCAGGAGGTGTTCTGTAAAATGCCACTTCGTAATGATCGTGATCAGGCAAGTCTTCAATAACCTGATAAATGAAATCTGGCATGTCTTCTTTTTTGCCTACAACAACATCATTATTAATAATAGCTTTGTAGTTATCATGTCCATACATGATGTACTCATCTTGCCCATATCCGCCTGCACTCTCATATGGTAAACTGTAAAAGTTTTGGTCTTGCCAACAAACTGGCACTTTGGTTTGAATCATGATTTCTCCTTTTAAGTTTATTATACACTGACAAGATTTTTTGTCAAGTGTTGTATTTTGCGAATACGCTGTTTAATTTTTTCACTGTTTTCACTGAACACTGCTGCACTATCAAGCACTTGCGGAAGTGGCATATTGGCAATATATTTTATCAATGCTTGTTGATTATATTTTGCTGTTTTTAGCATTTTTTGTTCGTCAAAATCTTTGTGGATTATCTGTTCGCACAAATCGTCTATTCTGTCTGTGAGATTTTCATATGCATCGAAGTTGTAATCTATGCCAGGCAACGGTTCAAGTCCATATGTATCAAAAAGATATTTATTAACATTTTCAGCACCAACAATCACAGTTGGTCTACCGTGTATAACGCTGCTGAATGATTTTTCTGTGATATCAAGTATATCAAAATAGCTTTCAGTTACAATATTAATCAAACACTTTTCCCAATAGTCCAAAGGTGGAGGCGGATTGTCTGCATATTCTACGACAAAATCTTTGTCGTGATCGCTCCATGGTAAAAACTTTGGTATTTGTCCTTGCCATTTTTTCTCGCACAGCGGATAGCGTTTGCAGTCTTCTAAATACTTTTCGTATAGGTATCCTTCATCGCTGTTGAGTTCATTGTATGATAACAAACCGTCTTTGCCATATAGTTTATCACATATGTAATCTCTATGATATCCCAAACTGTTTTGCATACAACAAAACTTATATACAATATCGTGCTTGATTTTTCTAGGCTTTTGAAATGCCAATATCAAATCGTAATCAGGCCATGCTTGATAGTTGGCAGTGTTTTCGATGTGTTTTGGGCCTAGTATATTGCAGTGATATGTGTATGCATTTTTTTGTACAAGTTTTTTTGCATTGCCACTGATGAAATACAGCATTTCTTGCTTTGTATGGGCTTCTTCTTCCCAATACAAAAAATGCAAATGTGTGGCATCGTCGGGAACATCTGTGTCTAACCCTGTTGGATCGTTTATATTATCTAATGTAACAACATAATGCATGGAAAATATTTAGTCCATCGAGTGTGTATATAAATATGTTATGAGAAAGCATGTGATAGAAGATGCAGCGTTCAATATTACCAATACTTGTAATCTAACCTGTGATGGGTGTGAAAGTTTCAACAACTACAACTTTAGAGGACATGTCAAGTTTGCAGACTATGCAGATTATTACACCAAGTGGAGTGAACTTGTTGACATTGAAATAGTCACAGTGCATGGCGGAGAACCATTTACAAATCCTGATATTATGACATGGGTTCTAGAACTGAAAAAACTTTGGCCGGATGCAGAAGAACACTATGTTGCTACTAACGGAACTTTATTAGGCACCAAAGCCGACCTTGCTCGGCAGATAATAGACACTGGATACTATCTAAATATTTGTGTACATGATCCTGCCATGTATGATGAAATAAAACACAACTTACACGAAATAATCAAAGATCGCAAATATAAAACAGTCAAAGTTGATGAAGGCATTGAGTACTATGATAGGAAAACACGACAGCGACTGGCAGTTTTAGAAACCACTTATTATTTTATAAAAAATGCTATTGACCATATACAGGATAAAACTTGGTATTTGCATCACAGCAACATAAATGATGCTTATCAGTTGTGCATTGGAGAAGATGAACCCTGTAACTTTTTTCACAAAGGTAAACTATACCAATGTCATTTGACTGCATTAAAAGATGACTTGTTTTTACAGTTTAGCATCGAACCACGAGCTGTAGATTTATTAAAACAATATCGTGCAGGCGATCCTTTCAGTACAAAACAAGAACTTGATGCATTTTTTGCTAATCACAATCGGCCTATTCCTCAATGCACGTTGTGTCCTGGCTGTGATGACACACATCCTATATTTCCAATGGCTACAAAAAAGATTAAATTTTAATATCTGCTGCTTGTTTTTTTGCCTTGAGAATGCCTTGCATTATCTTATCTGCTTCAGGTGTAAACACAGCATTCTTGTATTCAAACAGTTCGGGCAATGGTTCTTCTAGCAAATGCCTAATGTAGGTTTTCTTGTTGTGTAGCACAGTTTCATACAAACTTTTATAAAGGTTAGCATAGTCATTGTTTTGTAAATCTTTCAGCTGCTCTACTATATCGAAAACTCTATCTTCTATTTTGTCTTTGCTATCAAATGAATAATCGAACACATCGTCATACAGTTTGTAATCTTCTATTTGCAAATACTTGTGACTATGTTGTCCGTTAAGCATTAGAAAAGGTTTTTCAAACAACATGCAATGATAAGTTTTTTCTGTAATACCTATGCGGTGATAAAATGTTTCTGGCACGATATTTACAGCACTTTGATTCCATACTTCTAGCGGTGGTGCAGGATTGCTTTTTTCATCATGCACTAAATCGGCATCATGTCCTTCAAATGCTGTGTAATACTGTTTGTATTTTTCTTGCCACACATATTCTTTGCGCACATAGTCTGCATATTTTTCAATGCCTTCGTATTGAACTTGGCTATATGCAAGTGTTGCTACTTTGTCTAGTTTTGTTTTGTAAACTGCATCAAAAAACAGATCTCTGTGATACTTGGTGACATATGCTTGACAGTGGAAAAGTTTTTTAGCATTAACATTTGTTTTTACAGGCGTCTGCCATGCAAAAAACAAATCACTGTTAGCCCAGACTTTGTGGTACGATTGCTTTTGCACGCCATCATTTAATGCATTGCAATGATAGTGAAATCTATCTTCTTCTATCAGTCTTCTAATATAGTCTTCAACTTGAGGACTAGCATATTCAAGTACAGTTTCAATATCCTCACCTTCTTCGCACCATTCTAAAAAATGCAAATTATCAGGATTTAATACCATAATCTCTTCAAATGAAGGATTATGTTTTCCATATTTGTCTGGAGCAGTAACTAGATGCATTATGCGTCTTTGTCGTAACCTGTGATAGCAACAATGGTTTCCAAATCTTCAAACTCGTCTTGATGGCGTCCCCAATCACGGTTTTTAGCAACACGGATTGCTTTGTTAATAAGACTGGGTTTTACATTGAGTTCTTCGGCAACTGCTTTAATAGTTTCTTTTAAGCCACCTTGCAAATCTTCAATCTCCTGTTGGACTGTAACTCCTTCGCGAATAAGTCTCTCTAGTTTTGCTTTTTCTTCTGTGCCATAAACTCTGTCGCTCATATAAGTTCTCCTAATACTTTAAATGTTTGTGTAAAATCTGTGTTTCTACGCTGATCGTAAGCATTCACAAATCTTTTAAAATTTTCACGCTCAACTACTATATCATATTTTTGTTCTTTTGTCAAGATACTTTCCAGCTGACTGTGTGCTTTAGAGTTGTGCTTTTTTAAAAAATCTAAATGATGCTGTTTATTTACATCAAACAGACTGTGATGTAAGAAACTGGGTGTAGTGAGTTCACTTACACCTATATCTACTTTGGCAATGTTTTGCATATCTGAAATATAATCAGTGTATGATTCTAGACACAGTGCATTGTAAACCGTCATCAGTTCTATATCAGCATTGTGCTGTTTTGATATCAACTCAACATTTTTCAAAAAGTCGTTGTAGTTGATACCGTGTCTAGTGTACTCCGCTTGAGCACCTGCACTCTCTCCACTGATAGCAAATATCACTGTGTCAATATGTGAGGATTTCTCTAAAAACTTTTCCAGTAAATCTTTTGGAACTCCCAATCCTGTGTTAATGATAACATCACATTTTTCATTAACATCTTTTATGAGATCAAATATTTCATGATACAGCAAAGGTTCGCCACCAGTGAATCTCAACTCTTCTAATCCAGGATGTAAGTTAGGCCATATCTCCATAAACGCTTTTTTATAAGGATTATCTTTGGTAATAGTTGGTACATAACCTATATGATGCAGATTTCCATGTTGTTTTATTTCGCTTGCCCATTTGCTGCTGAAACTAGGACCGCAGTATGCACATGCTAGATTGCAAGTGTTTCCTAAACTCACTTCTAGATATTTGGGCAAACTGTATTCGCCGGTGGCCTGATCTCTGTTTTCCCAGTTGTAATACTTGCTGCTTTGTAGCACCCTATCTTGTGTTTTTGTTGCTCTCCAACAGTATGCACATTCGTCTGGTTTTTTACCTTGTAGCATTTCTTGACGGACTTGTCTTTTATGAGAGTGGTTGAATAATGCATAAGGATTGTTTTTGATTTCTTCTAGCGGTATTTTGACAGGCGCTACATGATGACAGCCGTGCTCTGTACCTGTGCCTAAATGCACAGTATTGCTGTGCCATTTTTCCAAGCAAAAGCCTTCACCTACACTGTCGAGATACCTTTTAGTTCTCCAGTAACTGAATGACGCCATTGTAGTATCCTTTGTGTTTGATCATATCAGGATGATCGCTATCCTTGCTCAACAGTGAAATCAAGTCTTTGCTGTATTCCAGCTGTTTTTGCACTAGTTGCAAAAACTGTTTTTTATTATGTATGGTTTTGTCACGCACACTGTTGTACAGTTTGTTGTAATCTTGTTGTGAAATATATTTTAGATTTTGAACTACACCTTTTATCCTTTGTTCCAAACTATCATTTGCATCAAATGTGTAATCAAATAGTTCATCATATATTTCAAATCCGTAGTCCTTGTACACAGTGTTATTATTTTGTCCTCCTATAACTACAAACGGTTTTTCTGTCATCAATGCATACATGGTTTTTTCACTGATATTTTTTACATAAAACCAATACTCTTGAACCTCACTGCAAATGTTTATCAATCCTCTTGAGTTTATAGATTCGTCTAAATAGTTGATATTATTATCTAGTTGTATTCTTTTGCCGTTAAAGTATTGTAACTTGTAGTCAATGCTGTAGTGCAACAAGTCTTCTCTTGATTGTTTGCTATCCCAACTGATGTAACCGTGTGATTCCAAACCGTGTTTGTAAATCTCGTCAATAAGCAAATACCGATTGTATCTACCTTTGTTGTTGAGATTTATGTAAGCCTTATCAAAATCATATGTTTTATCCATTTTGATATACTGCAAACTTTCCACATATGCTCTACCGACATTCAATATCATGTTGTTGATAAAATGTATATGTGAAAATGTACCATAATAGTTTTCCAAATCATCAAGTAGATTGTTATGTACTATATAAAAATGATTGTTATTTGTTTTGCACAACTTATTTGCCTGTTCCATAAAGTCAGGTGTAACAAAGGGCAAAGGTTCTGTTGGACAAAAATAATAAACAGTTTCATTTGAAATATGTTTTAAATCATCGAGAATGATATTGCTTGACTCTATGCACAACTTGCTTAAAAACTCTGGCAAGTGCAGGTTGCTAACCATATGCTCTAATGTGGGAGATTTGCTAATTTTTCCATTCAGTCGTTGAAGAAAACTTTGCTCGTATGGATAATAAAACATAAGGTATTTAACAAGGTTACGCTATGTTGAAAACTTTTTTGTTGTCAAAAGCTCTGTGCCAACCAAAAAACTGTGCTTTGTAATCTGAATGATCGTCGCTCGAAAGATTGATCCATTCGTCTTTGCGCTGATATAGACGCATTGCTCCGTCAAACCAGTCTGTGTTATCTATTATACTTTCAAGACGTTCCTTTGCAGCTTGTGCTTCGTCTATATTATCAAAATCTTGTTCTATGTGTATTACTTCCATTACTATGTCGTGTGTTACATAGTCTAAGGAAAAGTCAATACCCCATTTAGGTTTGATATTTAATAGTTTTTGTAGTATAGGACGATTTTGTTTTACTTCTTCTAGCTGCTCTCTTGCTTCTCCTGCAAATGCATAACGAGTTAACAACATGCAATGATCTAGTACAAGTCCGTGTTCGCTTTGTTCAATATCTGTGTACCATTCTTGTGCAGGTGCAATGTGATACTGTATTTCTCTATTTATTTCTACGTCATTTATTTCGTAATGTAGATATTCAAGAGGAGTAGGAACTTCATAACCATCTTTGTCAAAATCTTTGAATGGTAATGTCTCAACTTTAAGTCGTTCAATAGGTTTAGTGAGATAAGGATTTTCAGCAAACTCTGGATAAAGGTTAACCAGTTTCATCTGTTGTCCTTTGGACCCCAAGCATTTTCAGGTCTTTTATCGTTGTCAGGTATCTTTATCAAGTGATTTGCCATAAACAAGTTACAGACTTGCATACCCTGTGTATCTTGTTTTAAGACATTACAATATCCATTATAGTTTAAATCGATATTAGTAGGAGGTGTTTTTACATTTGTAGACGATTTATCTTTTTGTGTCCATTTTTTACAATGTGAACAGTTGAATGTACTTGCTAGATTGTAGGTTGTATCCCATTCTTTAGCATGACGCACAAGCTGTTTTTCATACGCTTTACTGCTTGATGGAACTGGAGTAAGATTGTATGTGTCAGTTTGTGTAGGTCTCATTATTTTGTTTCCATAAAATCTATTGCAACACTTATTCTTTCGTTGTTAGTGTTATTTAGCGTTGTTGAATGCAATAACCAAGAAGGAAAAAATATCAGTTGTCCTTCTTTGGGTTTTATTCTAACTTGGCTCCCTTTACCTATCCATCTTGATGTATCAAGTGCAGGATTGGGACTATACAAAACAAGATCTCCGTCGTCACCGTTTGTTTGCACATAGTATACACATGATATATCTACATCTCTGTGATTATGAGTTTGTATATTCATTCCTTTTGGCGTTTTATTCACCCATGCCACATCAATATCAAAATCTAATATTTCACTATCTACGCTTTTTAGATAGTTGCTTAAATGTTTTCTCACAACCATTTCAAAAAACTCAAAATCACCTGACTTAAAAAAGTTTTCATCTTGATCAGTTCCAAGAGAATCGCTATCAGCTCCCTGTTCTGTACCTTTTATAAAAATGAAATCGTGATTTAAGATTGCAGATTTTATTTTTTCTTTTTCCTCGTTAGTCACATCAGAAATATACAATGGAACTGAAAAAATATTTTCTGTGGTCATTTTTTCTTTGGCTTACCGTGTTTGTTGTGTTGTGCCCAAGCAATAGCATAAGGCGCACCAGGATCGTCAAACTTCTTTTTCAGTTTCTTGACTTGCTTTTCTCTACCTGGAGGAGCCTTTTCTGTTACTTCTTTGATCTTCATTGGATTCTAGATTTTCTTAGTTTTGATCTTTCTGCATCAACTTTTGCAGTATGCAACTTTCTATCATCGCCAGTTTTAATTAGTTTAGCAATTTCTTTTTCTTTACGGTTACGAGCTGCTAATGCATCTGCTTCAGCGTTATCTGCTGCTGCTTTATCTTTTGCTGCTTGTATACGCTGCTGTGCAGTGTATTCGTCTGTTCGCATATCTTTTTTAGCAAGATGTTTAGCCAGTGCTGCTGCACTTTTGCTTGCATCGCCTGCAGACTTTTTAACACCTTGTGGGCGTTCCCAACCTTTTTTCTTGTTGTGCTGTGCTGCTGCTTTTTTCATAAAAGTTCTACGCTTTTTTAGCTTTTCAGGATCTTTACCGTCTGGATCGCTAACATCGTCATAAGACTTGTTCCAATACTTGTACAGTGTATCTGGTCCTAGTTCAGTTAGCTCACTTTTTTTTTGACTCATACGCTCTTTGAGTGATGCTTTGTACTCTGTTACATCTTCGTTTGTAAGAGTGCTCTTATAAACTTTCTTGCTTTCTGTTGCCATATCATAGTCTAGTGTATGATACACTGAACCTACATAGTCTGCTGCTTTGGTAATCTTGCTTTGCATCCAACCTTCAATGCCTTCGGCCTCCGAAACACCTTTTAGCATGTCGTGTAGTTTGATAGCATACTTTGCAATCTTGTACAGTTCAGCACGAGCCATTTGCACTTCGTGATCACGTTCTGCCATGTCTGCCATATCAGCAAGACCTTCGCTAACATTCTTTGCATTGCAGTTACAATGTTTACATGTTGGTGGGCATGTGCAGTCTTCAGCTTTTACATCTGAACCGCAACATTTATCTGAACAATGTGTATCTCTTTTAGCCATTTTTATCTCCGGAGTTCTTTTTATTATTTATGCTTTTTTCTTTTTCTTCTTTGAAACTCGACGCTGCATTTGTCCTATTGGCATTGCCACTGCGCCAACTGCTCCTGCACTGGTCATTTCGCTTATCGATTCTTGATATTTTGCAACCATTTCGTCGCCCTTCTTTTCAAAGAACTTTTTAAGAGCAACAGCACCTAAAATAAGTGTAACAGCCATTGCAATACTAAACTTATTATCAATCAACATTTGTGCTGCTTCTTCGCCGATTGTTTCGATTACCCAGTCCCACCCTTGATCAATGTAATATGCAGCAGCACCACCAACAGCAAGTTTACCCGCATGTCGTGACACAACATATTTAAGTATTCTCCAACCTACTTTGGTAGTGGCCCATTTTAATAACCACCATACTGCTTGAACAGCTATTGCAGCAATAGGCGCCAATTCGTCAACTCTTTGTTCAGTAATCTCTTGTATTTTCATTTGAATATCCTAGCGATTTTCGTTTTATCTTGTACATTGTATTTATGGTGCCAAAGCACAAAAGGCACATGTTTTAAACTAGGTTCACCAAAATGTACTTTTCTTTTTATTTGATGGAAGTTATGTAACACACTGTGTCTAGTTCTTTTGTAGAGTTTTTTTAAAGATATTTTATTCAATCTTACTATCTCTTTAACTATCATCTCTGTCCTTTTTTCTACATCTTGCTCTAAATCAAAACTTGTATCAACAACATCGTCAAATACATGAAATCCTAAAGACTTTAAATATGCATAGTATCCAGGTGCTGCTAAGATAATAAAAGGTCGTTTGTGATACATAGGAATAGTAGTTTTTTCAGTCATCCAAAGTGCTTTTGTACTAGATTCAGTTACTAGACTAAACAAACTATCTTTATATGCATGTTCGGGTATATCTTTGAACTCCGGTGCATTTGCAGCACTTTCAAAATCTTTTAAGTAGGCTTCTTGTAGCACAAGTTCTCCACCATCAAAAAACTTAAACTTGTAATCAAGATTCTTCTTGACGGAAAACTGTTTGTAACTTATATAGTTGTTCTCGATTAGATCGTATTTTGCAAGATAATCTATCAAATAATCTCTATGCTGTTTCTTTCTAAAGTTCAACGATGTAAACAACTTTGTAGGATATTCGGGTTGCACAGGAAAAATCAAGTCTCTTAAATAATATCCACTGATATATGGTATGGACCAAAAATAGTTAGGTAGTTGCTTCATACCTTTCCAAGTCATTTTTGCACCAGATATCATTGTTAGATCAAATGTCTTAAAATGTTTTTTTTGATCTGTAGAATACTGTTGCCAGTTATTATACCATTCGCTATTATCTATAAGACAATATTTGTAATCTTTATTAGAATAAGTTTTTAGGTCATTTACATCTTTTGTAAAAAATACATCATTATTATCATTATAAAGATATATGAAATGATGTGTGTTACTATGCGCCGCCGCCAACAAGTTTTCCTTTTAGAGGATGCTTTTGTTCACTGCCTTTGCTAGGTTTCGATTTTTTTGGCATAGGATCTTTGCCTTTAGCATGATCAGCATGTTTATATTCTTCGTATGCTTTGCCTTTGTGTTTTTCTTTGCGAGGTAGTACGTTCTTTTTATCTTTGTGAGCACCTGCTGCACCACTCTTGCGAATATCCTGCATAGTTTTACTGCTAGGATCTCTTTGCTTCACTGCTTCTAAAATGTCTTGCATCTTCATGATTTTTTTAATCCTATAATAGTAGCATCTTTACCATACATTGCCTGTATTTGTTTACGTGCTTCCTGTATATTCCTTGCAGATACTTGAACTTTGATCGCTTGACTGTAATACTTGTGACGAACTCTTACATCCGCAACAAATATATCAAAGTTTTTATTTTGCAACTCTCTTAATAACATGTTAGTATTTATCGAAATCAAACAACTTGGTTCTTGGTTCTTCTAGCGTGTGTCCGCCTTCCATTACAGCCAGTTGTTCTTTTGTCCATTTTGGCATTTCGCCCATAGTAAGTGCAGGTTTACCATCTATGCTCACTTCATTACCAAACTTAGCAGCTTCCACTTTTGTTTGATCGATATCAACATCGACTGTGGTGTTGACACCACGCACTATTCTTCCATCTTCTAATAAATCACGTATAAACTGCATTTTATATTCCTGGTATAATGTATTTATATATTTCATTTACGCTATAAATATCACCTTTTCTCAGATCCTGTTGTTCTCTTGTCTTGTATACCAGTTTCTCAGCTAGTTTAGGATTGTAAGTGCTTTGTTCTATGATTTCAATAAGCGTATTAACAAAAGGCTTGTCAAACTTTTTTAAATATTCTAATTTTTTATTTTTAACATCATCTGGTATAATATCCATCCCCAAATAAGGCAAACCGTGCACTGGATATATTGCAACTTCTTTTTTGTCTAAAAACCATTCAATCCAATCTTCTACATTAGGTATATTATACGCAAGTGCAGTAATATGGTATGCAACATCGACAACAACTTCCTCATATATTTTACAGTTCTTTTCAATAGTTTTCCAATCACTATTAGTTCTAATATATTCAAAAGTTTTTCCTGCACCATCTAAACTTATTTCGACACTTTTACTTTTCCATTTTTCTACTCTTGACATCCATTGTCTATTACAGTTGGTTGCATTGGTTGTAAAATGCAAGTGGCAAGTATCATTTAATCCTAGGTCGCAGCAATAATCTAAAAAATCATAAACTTCTTTTTGTATGCTTGGTTCTCCACCTATAACAGTAATTTGACGCATACTTGCCATGTCAAAGTTTTTGTAGTCTTTAGGTAATATATAATCTTGTTTTACAAAATCTTTAAGTTCTTTAGCTATCAAACTACTTGCTTCTGGATTACACATACTGCATTTCAGATTACACAAGTTACTAGGTCTATAATCAAAGTAAACCACGCTTTCGGTTTTATTTTCTCTCACATGAGGATCATCAAAATATCTTAAACGTCTGCTCTTTATACCTACTTCTTCGTTTTCAATACATTCTGCACAGGTTGTCTTAATAAAGTCCATGTCTTTATTAATCATTGCCTTTTTTATCTTTTTTAGATATTTGCCGTTAAAGTAGTCTTCTATGCTACCACTATGTCTATCGCCTTGCCATTCACAACAAGGTGTATTTCCCTGTAGGACATTGCCATGTTGAAAACTAATCCAAGGTGCCCAACAATAAGGACTTGCTTTTTGTTTCATAACATATTTAGTGCCTGGGTATAAGGAGATCCTGTGAAATCGATATCTGGCATATATTGTTGATTTTTAACAAGATGTAGTAAATGGTTATAGTTATGTTCTACTTTATATTGTAACAAGTTTTTGTAATCTTCGATTTTTGAAATGCTTAACTGATACAACTGTTCGGCAATAATCTTTGCTCTTTCTTTTTCGCAAGTTACAAAATCAAATGTGTAATCAAATATTTCATCAAACATAAAAAAGCCTAGTTTACGTAGTCTTTTATGTATACCAACTGGGCCATGTATTATAAAAGCACGTTTATGATATATCGGTATAAAAGTTTTTTCAGTTATGAAAATTTTACTATCAACTCTGCTTTCACTTACTACGCTAAAAAGACTATCTTCAAACTGTACAGGTACATTAAAGTAATCCTTTTTGTTTATGTTATCTAGTAAAACTTTTCTAGCATTTTTCCAATACACATATGTATATTCTTCATTCCATGGCCATTCATTTACACTGAAATAGTTTTGTTCTAAAATTCCAACTCTTGCAAGTTGATCTGTAAAATAACATCTGTGCGCTCTAGTTTTTCCTGTAAGATATATAAACAGTTTACTAGGCTTGTTGGGACAAATCTGTTTATGTGTACTTGCAATAGTTTTATATGCCCAATAAAGTGGCCAATGTCTATTGGTAATGAATCGATATGTTTTATTTGCTTGTGTGATAGTTGATGCTAGTTCTTCTTCTGCAACTGCATTTGTAATATTGTATTCGCCCGGATTCCATATTACTATATGATTGTGCTTTGATTCTAATATTCTTTGTTTAAAAGGTTTCCACTGATAGAAATCTTTCGCATCTATATGATCAATCATCTTTGTAAGGTTTTTCACCTGTGAGGAAAGGCTGGCTAAACCACAACTTGAACCATTCTTCAGTGCCTGGTGCTATTTTTTTCTTGCGTTGTATCTTTGCTTTTTCTGTGCCAGTAATACTCATATTTTCAGCGGTATATGGTGTATACCCTGTAAACTTATTTCTTATTCCTGCTAAATGCTGTAAATCTTCTATGTTCATTGTAGATGTATTTATTTGATTTTTCTTCTAAATGCTTGTAGTTGGTTACTGTATTTGCTTTTGATTCATTTTTCCATACAGTAGATTTTCCAAAAACTAAATCTTCGTAATATACAATATCTTCATAATCAAATCCGTGTATTTTATCTAATATGTCGGCATAGTTTTGACATGTATGATCAATCCAAAACTTCACATCATTCCAATCTACTTCTGTTGACACATCTTTTAACTTGGTCCAGTTTTTAAACTTGAATGCTAAACTATGACTTAAAGCAGTTTCAAATATGTTTTTTCTAAGCAACACAACATTATATGTCTCTAAGTTTTTAAGTGTTTTTATTTGATCCTTGGTCATGTTTTCGAAATGATGTGCAATATGTTTAATAACAAATCTCTGTTTATTTTGTGCAGTGTCAAAAAATCTACTGTAATCTCCTGCCCATTTAAAAGGTTCATAACCAAATGGTATTTCACATTTTCTAAAATCACAATACCATAAATCTAAATCATTTCTTAACCAATCTGCAAAAAACTTGCTGCCTGTTCTTCCTGATGTTAAAACAAGTATTTTATTTTTGCTTTTTATATGATCACAACAAGGAATACTATGAGACAAGTCTTCTTTTATAAAGTTAATATTTTTTCTTGTGTTTTTTAGTATATCTTTGTCAAACCATTTTTTAACTTGTTGATTAAGCATGTTTAAGTCCGTTGGGCATAGGAATGTTTCTATCAAATAACATAGATCTAAATATATATCTATCTGTAGATTTATTGTTTACAACTCTATGCCAAGATGCTTCGTTTGACATCCATCCTACACCACCATTAGGATGCCAGTCTGTATATTTTACAAATCCATCATCATTGTTGTCGGTGTATATTCCTGTTCCTGTTCCTTCTTCTGATATATGTATGATAAGTGTATTTGCTCTACAAGCATGATCTAGATGAATATGTCCTAAAAAGTTTGGCGGTTGTATCATTAACGAAAAGTCAAAATAGTAGTTATCCTGCTCTGGATTTATATTACACTGAGTTAAATATTCTTTGTAACGTTTTTTAAATATTTCATCGAGCTCATTGCAAAACATACTTTGTCTTTTTACATTAAAAGATTTAACAACTGAAATAATATGACTTGATGAAACTTCTCCGTTATATTTTTTATCATTTTCAAAGTGTATGGTGATTGCAGAACTTGTATCAATTTCAAGTGCAGTAAAATATTCTTGTATTTTTTTAAACTCTGAAAATGAAAAATATTCTGTAACCTCGGTATGCAGCCACGGATCATTTATTTTTCTTATATTCATTTCAAGTATTTCTTATAGGTTTTCCAATAATCTTGGCGTTCATTTGTGCTTGCTCGGCGAGCTTCGTGTTCTTTGTGTTTAGCAATGTAGTGTTCTACAGGAACACTTTCGTGCTCTCTCCACGTTTTACTATATCCGTCTGGATAAAGTTCTACGACTTTTTCTTCCTTCCCGATTTCATGTTTGCGCACCAATGATACATCCTCGCTTTCTCGCCTGAGCTATTCTTGGCTCGTTTTCTTAAACTTGTTACACTACCATTGCAACTTGCACCTGAACGCTTTACACGCCCTGGTCTGCTTTTGCCTTTTTTCTTACCGTCAGCAAAGTTTTCATTCAATCCAAGTTCATCAACCATTATTTCTAACGCTGAATCTACATCATTTAAACCATTTTCTTCTTTTGTTTTCTCATACCAACTTCTTACAAAGTTTGATGCTGCGTGTCCATAAGTATCTGGCGCCATCATCATTTGATAAAGAACTTGATCAGGTGCTTCTCGTTGAGACCTAACAAATTTTCTAAGACTATCTAAGTCTGTACTTTCATTATATGCTACATCTGCTGCTGCTTTTGCCTTTGCACCATCTGGGTGTTTTGGATTGATGCTTACTACTTCACCGTTTATTAGTTCTGCAATGTTTGCACTTTTGCCTACACGATCTAACAGTTGATGTAGTTTGTCATTTGGATCATAGTTTCCACTTTCATAACCTTTTTTGCCACGCACTTCTGTACGACCGCCTGTATCAGTGTTTACAATATGCAATACATCTACATTTGCATCTCGTTCTAGTTTTAGTTTATAACCTTCTTCAATACTTTCTTTTTTCTTACGCCCTGCGCAATGTGCTTTTTGACTGAAGCCTTTTGGATTATTACAGTTAATGCTGCGTTTGTATTTGTTGCTCCATTTTTCTGTTATATCGTGCCATTTCATTTTTTCTTGCCTTTGGGTTTGTATCCTGCGGCAAATGCTGCTCGACGTTGTGCATCACTGGCAAACTTTTCGTTTGTTTTTGGTTTCTTTTTATATGTGTCTAAACCTGGCTTTAGCTTGCTGTTGCTTGCTGTTCTATCTGCTTTGTTTGATTGTGATGTAGCAATACGCTTCATAGCACCTTCATTTTGTTGTCCAAGATAATATTTTACTAGATCAAAGAATGGTTCACCAGCAACATTTGTATCTGCAGGTACGCCTGCTGCCTTAGCAAATGCTTTTGGATCATCATTTGCAACTGCTGCTCTCAATTCTGTAGCACTTGATACACGAGGCGCTGGTTGCCATTCAATACTTTTAAACTTATAAAAACCGTGGCGACCTTCAACACCGTTTTGTTTTTGTAAGCCTGGTACAAAAACTTTAGCATCTGTTTCGTCTGTGATTACTTTCAGATCGATTTCGCCATGTTTTTTATACACTGCTGCTGCTAGACTCCACCATGTTTGTTCTGGTATAATATGTCCTTTTATGTTAGGCCAAATAGTTTCCATTGCTTGTATTTTGATATCAAAAGGCAGTGGATCTTTAGGTCCAATTGTGCTTTTGTTTGTGCCAACATACCAATGAGTATTTTTTGCAGCTTCTTCCCATGCTGCTTTATGCCCTTGATGAGGAGGATTAAATCTACCAAAAATAATACCTACGCTTTCGCCTGCTTCAAATAACTCTCTTAATAACATTAGCCCGGTGTCCACCTTTTTCTTGGAACAAGTTTGACATTACCAAACTTCTTGGTTTTGTCTGCATAACGAACTCTGCCTTCTCCGTTGGTATCCCAGATATCTCCTTGCTCGCCTTCTACTTGATCTATAATATTGTCTTTTGCATTTTGAATCTGCTTTACTAATGTAAAGATAGCGTTTAATGCATTATTGTATTTACTATTTAACTCGTTGATTTTTGCCTGCTTGGGTTTACTTACTTTACTATTACTTAACCAAGTAAAAAAGTTTTCAACACCCAAGTTATCCAAGTTTTTGGCTTTTGCTGTTTGGTTTACATAGGTGTATATAATATTTTTGAGATCGCTTAATCCTTGTACACTTGCTAGGAAACCATCGATTAGTTTGCTGTTTGCTTTTGCAAATCTTGACACTGTGTCTAGATTTTTTGTATCAACCTTTACTGGTTTTGTATTGTATACTGGTCCTAGTACAATAACACTTGGATTGCCACCAAACTCACTGAAATCGTTTTTAGGTTGTTGCGCACTGTCTGGCATGCCCCATTCTGGAAACTCCGCATGTCCTACAACCATAATCTTTGCTTTTGCAATACGTTGTCCTAGTTCGCTTTCTGCTCTTACATGATAACAAGTTTGAGATTTAGGATTTGGACAGAATGTGTATACACCGTCTTTAAGCTCGGGCGGAGATAAAAATAGTCCGTCTCCATAAACAAACCCAACAAAATCTTTTGGCGTTGCTTTGTCAAAGTCTGCGTACATACTTGCAAACTGTTTTGCAAACTCTGCACGTTGTTGCTTTTCTTCAGGCGTTTTTGGATTTCCGCTTTTGTTCATAATGAAGTCTTGTATTGCTTTAGGACTGTCACCTAAAACTCCGCGACTCCATTGATTGTGTCCTCCAAGTATTAGTGGACCACCTGCTGTTTCTCTACCCCAATATATTTGTGGATTGCCGTCCCATTTCATACGTATACTGCTGCTACCCTCTTGTGTAGCCAAGTCACGCAAATGTTCTATTGCTTCGAGAGCTCCTTCGACACCGTGGAAAAACACTAGGTCTTCTAAATGATTAAAAGCCCGACCCATTTGTTTTGCTTCGTTGATATTTTTGAACTCTTGAAAACGCATTAGTATTCCTTATTACGGAAAGCGTCTGCCTCACCTTTAAGTAAAATACCAATAGCTTCCATTTTTTCTTCTCTGCTTAATAAATCAGCAGGTCTTTTTGGAATATCAAATTTTTGCACATATGATTCACATGCTTTTTCTATCATAGGTAGGAGATTCTTTTTATTAAACTTACCACCAGATAATACTGCTTCTTGTACACCACCTAAGTTTGGAAATACTTCTTTACGATAAAAATCGGGATCATTTTTCATATACACTACTATGTCTTCTACAACATTGAAAGGTAGTTTGTCACCGATTTTTAAGTTTAAATCTTCAATCTTCATCTTACCACTTTCTGCATGACCAGTAACGAGCCTTATGTCTTGGCCCTGGATTATCACAGTTGTGTCTTGCACGGAAACTTCTGCGTCTTGCTGGATTTGATTTTTTGATTTTGCTTTTCTTATCGCCAAAGTTTACTTTAACCACATTGCCTTTGGGATTCTTTACATATACTTTGAACTTTTTAACGTCACCTTGCATTGGCTTGCCTAGCGAAACTTTACGTCCTTGGTACTCGGCTTCGTCTAAGTCGTCATCTTCGTTAAACCACAACACGCCATAGTCTTCAAAAAACTCGTCGTCGTCTTCGTATGTGATTTCGTCTTCTGCAATATCGCCATCTGCAGAAATCTCAATGTCAAAGTCTTCATAACCTGCTTCAAACATCATGTTGGCTAAACGCTGTGCATATTCGTCTGCTTCTGCCTCATCTAACAATCTTGTAAGTGGTATTTGAATAACTGTAGCATCTTGTTCTGTTTCAAAAATGTCATAACTATCAAATGCACTTTCAACAAGACTTTCGTTTATTGTGGTCTTTTCCATAACCACTCTCGCAAAATATTCCATAATAATCCTCGCAATGATTTATATAACTATTTATCTATGTTTTGTTTTGAAACTAGTTTATCGATACGGGCAATATTATCTCCTACAAGCATTTGCAATAACAGTATTACCTTTTCGTCTTTTGCATAAATGTATTGACCTTGCAAAAAACTATTTTTTTCACAGTTTGAAATAAAAATCTTACCTGCTTTGCTTTTATCTGTGTTCTTTTTTAGCCAGGAAGCAAGTTCTGGTTTACCTCTTTTTCTTCCAAATGTAACTTTATATTCTAACTCTGGTTTTTCGTCAACTAAAATAACATTTGCGTTAGTTAAAAGGAAATGAATATTTTCAACTTTTGGTTCCCATATATCACACTTGTTGTGTATTTTTTTACTTATATCTTTTAACATATTTAAATCATTTGAATAAAGGTTAAGTGTGTTGTATTCACATCTTATCATATAATCTTTATTCTGTTTTAAGAGTCTATATAGTTTATTAGCATCGTGATAGTCTTCGATGGGTACTATCTCTGGATTTCCCCATCTTGTTTTTGTTATAATAGTATCCGTTTTAAGTTGTGTTTTATACTCATTGAGTTTTGTAGCAGCGTAACTTAGATTTCCTTTACGCTGCCATTCAGTGCGAAAAATACCTGCTAATGAGTTGCGAAACTGCATTTTATAAAGATATTTGTTGTAATGCAGTTTCTTTGTTTCAGGCATTGGTTGTTTCCTTATTCACAAGAGAAATTTCTTCATCTACAATGTCAATACGTACATAACCGCCGTCTTTTAAATCACCAAACAACAACTGTCTTGACAGTGGACGTTTGATTTTTTCATCAATGACTCTTTGTAGTGGACGGGCACCCATTTTAGGATTAAAACCTTTGTCAACTAGCCAGTCAAGTGCTTCGTCACTAACCTCAATGTTAACACCTTTATCTACGACTTGATCTTTTAGTTCTTTTAGAAACTTGCCTACAATTTTTAACATAACAGGTTTACCCAGTTTTGCAAATGTAATAGTACCATCTAGTCTATTTCTAAACTCTGGTGAAAAATACTTTTTAAGGCTTGTGTCTTCGTATTCTTTTTCCATACTTTCACCAAAACCAATAGCATTAGTCTCTGCTTCTTGTGCACCTAAGTTTGTAGTTAAGATCAATACCACATTTCTAGCATCTGCTTCTTTACCATTGGAACCTGTAATCATTCCGTTATCCATAAGTTGTAGTAAAACATTACTTACATCTGGGTGTGCCTTTTCGATTTCGTCTAGCAATAATACACAGTTAGGATTTTCTTGTAGTTTGATAATCAGCTGACCTGCATCATCTTCAAAACCTACATATCCCGGAGGTGCACCAATAAACTTACTAACACTATGTTTTTCTTGAAACTCACTCATATCAAAACGGACTAGTTCTACACCCAAATGATGTGCAAGTTGCTTTGCAGTTTCAGTTTTACCTGTACCTGTTGGACCCATAAACACAAAACTTCCAATAGGCTTGTTTTCAGGCTTTAATCCTGCTTGTGCTACAAGAATCTTATCAACAATGCTTTCAATAGCCTCGTCTTGACCATATACACTCTTTTTCATATTTTCTTCTAAGTGTGCAAGACTCTCTGTTTCACGTTCAGCAACTGTCTCTTCAGGTATCTTAACCATTTTTGCAAGTTCAAACATGATTTCAGTTTCGGTAACAACTTTATTATCTGTGATATCTCTTACTTTATATCTAGCACATGCCACATCAAGCAAATCGATAGCCTTGTCTGGAAGTTTTTTATCTGCTTGGTACTTTACACTAAGTCTTACAGCTTCTTCGATAGCTTGATCTGTAATAACTGTATCGTGATAGTCTTCATAATATTGTTTGATACCTTGCAAGATTTCAATAGTTGTTTCGGAACTTGGTTCGTCAATACCTACACGTTGGAATCTACGCATAAGTGCACGATCTTTTTCAAAGAACTTGCGATATTCTTCCCAAGTGGTTGAGGCCACTACTTTAATATTTCCTTTAGCTAATGCAGGTTTAAGCATATTTGCTAAATCGTTAGAACTATTAGAACCACCTGCACCAGCACCACTAATCATGTGTGCTTCGTCAATAAACATGATTGTCTTGCCTTTTTTCTGTAGTGCTGCTAATACCATTTTAAAACGTTCTTCAAAGTCGCCGCGATATTTTGAACCAGCAAGCATACTACCAATATCTAGTGCATAAACATTGTATTCTTTTAAAAACTCTGGTACTTGTCCGTTAACAATCTTCCAAGCAAGTCCTTCTGCAATAGCAGTTTTACCTACACCTGGATCACCCACCATTAGCACATTGCTTTTTTGTCGCCGTGCCAGTGCTAGGGAAACCTGTTCTATTTCATCCGAGCGTCCAATCACAGGATCAATCTTGCCTTGTTTTACTTGCTCATTTAAGTCGCTAGTAAATGCTTTGAGTGCTTTATTAGCTGTACCTGTATTTTCTGGTTCTTGATCTAGATCATCAATCTCATTACCATAATGCGTTTGTAAAAACTTGACAAACTGCTCTTTGTTGATTTGATTTTGCTGAGTCACAAAATATGCATAACTACGCTTTTCTGATAAAATGCTTACAAATACGTCTGGAGTATCAATTTCATTTCTTCCTTGAAATAATACTTGAGCAAATGCTCTGTTTAACATTCTTTCAACAGACTGTGTTTTTTTAGGTTTATATTTTGGTTCTTCGGTTTTAATATCGTCGCATTTGTCACGTAAATATGTTTCTAATACCTTTTTCATAACAGAAATATCAGTTCCAAACTCTTCCATGAGTTCTGAAAACTTGTCTTCACAAAGTATTGCAAACAACAAATGTTCTAAAGTTACATACTCGTGTTTTAGTTTTTTTGCATCATTTACTGCTTTATCAAAAACTGCTTGTAATGCTTCGCTAGGTTCTACCATTCTTCATCCTTTTAACTCTCCGTTTTTCGGCCATATCGTATTTAAGTTTTGAAACTCTGTCAATAAACTGAATACCGTGAAGGTGATCATATTCATGTAGAAATACTCTTGCATCAATGTCATCAAACTTCTCACTTACAGTTATAACATTTTTAAAGTCACTTGTCAAGGTTTGAAAGTCAACCATACAACTTATTGGACGTCTTACTTTTAAATACAATCCTGGATGACTAAGACAACCTTCTTCGTGCGCTTCCTTTTCTTGACTTAGTCCCCTGATGACAGGATTGATTACAACCAATGGACTTCCATTACGCAAGTTATGTTTTGCTTTCATAACAAATATTTGACCATTAAATCCAACCTGATTGGCACTTAATCCTATACCATTTTCTTTATTCATTACATCAATCATGTCTAATGCTACAGGAGCAGGATGCATTATATCAATAGGAAACTTGTCAACAGCAGTTTCTAACATTAAGTTAGGTGCTTCTATCAATTTCATCATTTAAGTCTTTTACCTTCTCTAATATACTTTGATTAACAATCTTTGGTGTTTTTGCTTTTATTTTTACATATAGATTTCCAGGACGTCCTCTACGGTTACTTGGCAATCCATATCCGTGTACACTTAACACTGTTCCGGGATCAGTTCCTTTAGGTATTTTAACATTTAATGGACCGCCTGTCAATTTTTCTATTACAATCTCGGTGCCTAATATCAAATCAAATATGTTTACATCAGCCGTAGTATGTAAATGTGCTCCTTCACGTTTAAAATGTCGGTGTGACATTGTTCTTACCTGGACTAGCAAATCTCCTCTAGGAAGTTGAGTGTAGGCATTATCTCCTAGTCCACCATATCTTATTACTTCTCCATCTTCTACACCAGCGTGTATTCGAATATTAGCATCAATCTGTTGTCCGTTTCTCAACCTATATGATGCAATAAGATCTTTTCCTTGCATAACTTCTTCAAGTGTGAGATTTATTCTAACTTTGACATCTGCGTTTTTAACACTTCTCTGACCAAACATGTTAAAAAAATCATTCATATTCATTTCTTGTCTGTTAGAATATGATGTTTGTTTAGGAGCATCATACTGCTGACGTTTAGCAGGATCCTTTAATGTATCGTATGCTTCGTTGATTTCTTGGAAAGTTTTTTGATCACCACCACGATCTGGATGATGTTGCATCGCCAGTTTTTTGTATGCTCTTTTGAGTTCCTCTGGCGATGCCGATTTGTTCACGCCTAACCTGCTGTAATAGTCCATACTATTACTTATTTAGGCCCTACCGCTTTTTGTTTGAACTTGACTGCGTGTATGCTTGTCCACCAAAGAACGCTGCTACAATAGCTGCAACTGAAACAAAGTATGTTGCTGCCATACTGCCCAATACATCTGCTGCTTGATCTAAACTTAACCAAACTGCAAGTACAACACTGAATGGATATAGCAACATTCCCCCTAATGCAAACCAAGCCATGCTGCGTTGTGCATCACGCATTGCATCTTGGTCTTCTAGCATCTTGCGACGAAACTCTAGTTCCATTGCTTTTTCTTCAGCATCTACATGTCCGTCACCGTTTAGGTCTGCAGGATGATATCCACTTACAGGTTGCGGTGCCGGTGCTGCTGCAACTGGCGCAGGAGCAGGAGCAGGTGCTGGTGTCGGTGTTGGTGCAGGTGTTGCTGCTGGCTTAGGTTCCGGTGCTGCTCCACTGCTTTTTAAATCTTCTGGCTTTTTCCTTGGCATGTTAGCCCTCCATTTTTTCCAAGTTGGCAATATATTCGGTCATTGAATGATCTCCAAAGTTGTCGATCTTGCCCTGTTTAATGCCCATCCACATTCCACGCCAACGATCTTTTATGCGTTGCCATGTTGTTAACTTACGGTATTTACCATATGCATTCATATAATGCTCAGTGCCATGATGTTTGTAACCCATTGCTGCTAGTGGTACTCGTGTTACTATATCATTGTTATTGACCCAACGGTGATGTGTAACACCTAGGCTTTTGCAGTAACCATTCCAGCCTACTCTCGGTGAACCATATGTGTAAAGTTCTTGTACAGGATCAATATCTTCATACAAGTGACACCTGCTTGCCATAATAGTTGCCATTGCAGCACCTAGGCTGTGTCCACAGAACCAAAGTTTTTTGCCTGCGTTTGCCTTACGATCAATGTCTTCCAACACCATTGGCCAAAGTTCGTCTACTTCTGCTTTGAAACCTTTGTGTACACGACTAACTGTTTCTGCAATAACAGGAACAGCATTTAAGTCTGCTTTGATATCATTAAACTCTGATGGTTGTGTACCACGACACGCTATGACCAAATCTGTTTTGTTCATAAAGCGATATGCTTGTGCGCCATCTCTGTTGTAAAACTCTACTGTTGTAAAGCCCAGTTTGCGCACTGCTTTTTTAACTTCTTCTACATCGTCACTGTATGCTATGCTTGCCAAGTTAGCAAAAAGGAGACTACGCTCCTTAAAGTTCATCTCCGTTATCATTTATTTTGCCCTCTATTTTTTGTAAACGACTTTCAAGGTCGTCAATCTTTTTAGTTACTTTTGGATACCGTTTGCGCCAAGCCTCTGGATCGTCCTGTAACCAGTCCCATCCAAAACGATCTACTAGATAATCTAGTAGAGCATCAAACTTTGACATTAAGTAAAGTGCTGCGTGTGTGTTTCTAAACCACGCTAAGAATGCTGCCCCTAGCAACGATCCGGCAATCGCTGTGTAAATCCACAGTGTATCACCAAACATTCTATCTATCATTTCCCACATTGTTTGCCCTCTATATATGCGTATTTATTCGTTTATCACAGCACCTTCCATTGCTTCTTCTGCTGCTTGATAATAGCCTTCGTATGCTGCTATGATTGCTTGCTGTTGCTGCACTAGTGCACGGATGTCTGAAAAGTTTAAACCTAAGTTCCCATAGCCATCGCCTGTTAATCCATATAGTGCAAATGCTTTGCCTTCAGATTTTAGTTTAGCAATAACAGCTTCTACATTAGCTTCATTGATAACAATCCATTCTACTTTTCTCATGTTGAGTTCATCAACAGGAGGTAGTGTTAATGTTGGTTTTTCTATTGGTTTTGCACTAACCTCAATCTGCTGGGGTTTGGTTGAGCAGGCCGCGAGACTTATAATCATCGTAAAGCCAAGGACACTCTTTATTAAAAGCGATGTCATTTTCTGCTGTCCTTTCTTTTTCAGTTAGTTCTGCCCCCGATAGAAGTTCAAAACATCTACCAGCATTTTCCGAACCTCTATTTACTGCACGTTCAATACCTTCGGCATTTGCTATAGCTGCTGCTGTTAAATCTATCTCTTGTAATTTATCAGCTAGTCTTTGATTTTGTCTACGAATAGCAGTGTATGCATCATTTAGACTTGCTATTTCGTTTTGTGCAGATGCGTAATCTGCTTGTAGACTTTCTAATGCTTCTTCGTTGGTTGCTACTGCTATTTCTAGTTTAGCGTTGTTTTCTTGTAGTATGGCCATGCGTTGCTGCGTGTCATTATAATACCAATAACCTATGCCACCCATAGCACACATTATCAAAAACATTACTCCTGCAAGTTTCATGCCCATACCTAAACCACCTACCCTAATAACTTTCCCAGTGTATTTGGTCCTACAATACCATCTGCTACTAGACCGTTTGCTGCTTGCCATTCTTTAACTTGTCTTGCAGTACCTGGACCAAAAATACCATCAGCTGGCTCGATACCCAATATCTCTTGTACTTCTTGTACTAGTGGACCACGTGAACCTTGACGAATAGTTTGATTTGTGTTTAACTCTTTTTCTTCTTCTGGTTCCATTTCCATATCGCCGCCTAATACATCTAATGCG